GTATCGAGAAGCATAACGAAATGTTATGTCAGCGTTTTCTAGAGTTTTATAGAACAAAAGGTCCAAAATGGACTGTCTTGCACTTTAAAGGTCTCTATAACGTCTCGTGTAAAGTAGCAATGGGCCTTCCCTTTGAGCCAATACCCTGGACTAGATCATCGAAAGATGGTTTTCCTTCAATTATAGCTTCTTACCGCCCCTTTCTTAGTTCAGATAATATTTGGTGTAAGCGCTTCGCGCTTACTTGTCTTCGACTTTACCCTCTTATTACCCTTCCCATAGACAGAGACACTTCGAACATTACAACTGAAGCATCGATTAACGAGGAAAGAACAAAACTTATTGAGGATTTCTCAGGTTTTATCAGGACCTTCGTTAGTGAAAGATTAGTATACAAAACTGAAGAAGCAGTAGATGCGTCATATGGACTGGGATCTGGTCCTAATGGACCAGCAGTCTTGACATCGCACTACGATGCATATGCAATCAAGGAGGATGGTCTACTTACCCACATAAGAAGGTTAATGGAAATTGTTAAACATCCACTTCTCAAGACCCTTTTAAAGATTATTGAGACCGATAAACATCCTGATACACCCTCCAATCTAGTGAGTGGCCGTATCACTTTTATTAGTGAAAACGGGGGGAAGACAAGGATAATTGCAATAGTTGATTTCTGGTCACAACAGGTCTTACGACCTATCCATAACGCTGTAATGTCTCTTCTGAGACAGAACAGATGTGATGGGACCTTTGATCAAAACAAAGCCTTTGAGAAAATTTTAAAATCAAAGGGAGTATCTTACTCCGCAAGCTTTGACCTATCAGCAGCTACCGATCGCTTCCCTGTAGAACCCCAAAGGGTTCTTGTCCAAACACTTTTTGGTTGGGATATAGGTATGCTTTGGTACAATATTCTGGTTAAAAGGAAATTCAAGAAAGTAGAGTCTGACAAGACCATTAGTCTAATCAGTTGGGCAGTAGGTCAACCTCTTGGTGCATACTCATCATGGTGTGTCTTTTCATATACACATCATCTGGTTGTACAGTATGCATACTACCTTACTCTAAAGAAGTCTGGGAAAACCAGTTCCTTTAAAATCTGGAACTTTGATAAGTATGTAATACTCGGTGATGACATAGTGATATTGGATCCACAGGTTGCCTTAAACTATAAAGAAATAATGATTAAATTCGGCTGTAATATACATCCTCAAAAATCATTTGAATCTAATGGACATAAGGGTGAATTTATTAAACGATTGTTTTGGTGTGGGAAAGAGATTTCCCCCATCCCAATCACACTCCTCCTTACAGTGAGAGACAGTCTTTATAACGTCCCCCAGCTGTTAGAAACAGTGAAAGAGAGATGGAAGATTCCAGGCTTTCTTGTAGATCTTTGGGCACTTCATGATGGCCAATTCACAAGGAAAACACGAATACTGGAGTTACTAATATCTTTTAGAGAATTAGTCTCAGGTAGAAGTAGTTTCCCTTTTTGCATGAAGGATCGAGTTCAGGTTCTTTTGGAACTTAGAAACTATATCTTTCAAAGAATTGTCATGAATTTTCTTGCATCAGCAAATGTAAATGACATCGAAGATGAATTTGGATATGGTCCACCTAAAAAGAAGAAGGGCAAACTTATCGAGACACCAGAGGAGGTCATAGCTGCTTTTAAAGCAAGGCGAATAGTGGTACCTACTTCACTAATTAAACAGACCGGGCCGGTTTCAGAGGTCGGAGGAAATGTTCCTCCTGTAGATATTTTAGATTTACACCCTCTAATGCAAGCTCACCTGTATAATTTCAAGACATTTCAGGAAAAGATGGCGGGTATAAATACCATAATCTCAGAAGTATCAGCTGATTCAAGTGTTATACTTGGATCAAGACACTTCGAGCAACCATCCCTCGACTTATTCTTCATTAAAACTAAGAGACGAAACATGCATAGAGTTAGCCAATT